ACGGAGCCGCAAGGCGCGTTTCTCGGTATGCATTGCAAGTTTCCGGCATTCGTAGCTGGCTTCGGTACGGGTAAATCCGAAGTTATGTGCAACTCTGCACTACTCGACAGCATGGAAGGTGGTAGCGATTCTATCATCGCCATGTATGAGCCGACCTATGACCTGGTGCGCCTCATCCTTGCACCGCGTATGGAAGAAAAGCTCACCGACTGGGGTATCCGGTACAAATACAACAAGTCTGACAACATAATCTATACGTCTTCCGGACAATTTGGGGATTTTGTTCTGCGTACACTTGATAATCCAGCAAGAATCGTTGGCTACGAATCGTTTCGTGCGAAAATCGACGAGTTGGACACCCTTAACATGGAGCACGCCGAGCACGCGTGGAACAAAGTCATCGCCCGTAACCGCCAGTTGCCGCGGACATATAAACCTATTACACCGAAACCTGCTAATACCGTTTCCGTGTTCACTACCCCGGAAGGATTCCGTTTCGTACATGACCGCTGGGTAGTCAAAAAGAATCCAGGCTACGAGATGATTCAGGCGTCCACCCTGTCTAACCCGTTCCTGCCAGAAGATTATGTGCAGTCGTTACGCGACACATACCCAGGTCAGTTGATTGACGCCTACATCGACGGCAAGTTCGTAAACCTCACGTCCGGAACGGTATACTATGCTTACGACCGCAGGAAAAACAGCAGTCGCGAAACAATCAATCCCGGCGAGACTCTGTATATTGGGCAGGACTTTAACGTAGGTCACATGGCGAGCACGGTTTACGTGCAACGCGGTAAGGTCTGGCACGCTGTTGCCGAGTTGGTTGATATGTTCGATACGCCTGACGTAGTGCGGGCCATAACTGAGCGATGGAAAAGTAAGGGCCACTATATCGTTATGTACCCGGACGCCAGCGGCAAAAACCGTAAAAGCAACAACGCCAGTACCTCAGACATCGCTCAGTTACAGCAGGCCGGTTTCGAAGTACGCGCCAAATCAACAAACCCGCCGGTTAAAGACCGCGTATCAGCAATGAACAAGGCGCTTGAATCTGGTATGGTCATGATTAATGAGCAGGCATGCCCGGTTACGGCGCGATGCCTTGAGCAACAGGCTTACGACAAGAACGGCGAACCGGATAAATCGGGTGGTGTGGACCACCAGAACGACGGGACCACATATCCTATCGCGTATGAAATGCCGATTCGCAAACCAGTTATTAATGTCCCGGTGACTTTCGCACTTTAAGAGGATTATTCAATGTTAACTATGAACGGTCAGAATCAGGGTGTTAAGACAAAACACCGGGAATGGCTGCAGCACTTCAATAAATGGCAGAAGGTTCGCCATGCGCTGGAAGGCGACCTTATTCGCTATCTGCGCAACGTTGGGAAGAATGAGCCGGACCCGACCTACGCGGCACAGCGCCAGGAAGAATACGAGAACGGCGCTATCTGTTACAACTTCACCAAGAGAACGCTGGCAGGGATGACGGGGTCGGTGATGCGTAAAGACCCTGAGCAAATTATCCCGCATGAACTGGAATACCTGTTGCACAACGCTGACGGTTCAGGCGTCGGGCTGTGGCAGCACGCGCAGGATACGTTAATGGAGATTAACTCGATAGGACGTGGTGGGTTGCTGGTTGACGCCCCGGAGACTGCTGCCGCAACGGCAGCTGAACAGAACGCAGGGTTATTAAACCCGGTCATCGCATTCTACACCGCAGAGAACATCATCAACTGGCGACTGACCCGCGTCGGTTCTGTTAACCGTGTGACAATGGTCGTGTTGCGTGAAGTGTGGGAATACTCAGAACCTGGAGCAGAGTTCGAAACTAAGTTCGGTGAACAGTACCGCGTCCTTGACCTGATTGATGGTCGCTACCGCCAGCGCATTTACCGTTTCGACGCCGAGGGCGGCGCTCAGGGCGAAGTAATCGAAATCTTCCCGGAACTCGGCGAACAGTTACGCGGCAAAATCCCGTTCACGTTCATTGGTGCAAGCAACAACGATGCAACCATTGACGATGCACCTTTGCTGCCGTTGGCTGAGCTTAATATTGGGCATTTCCGCAACAGTGCAGACAATGAGGAGTCCAGCTTCGTCGTAGGCCAGCCTACTCTGTTCATCGCCCCCGGTGAGAACATGAGCATGGAACAGTGGAAAGAGGCCAACCCACACGGCGTGCGCATGGGGTCGCGTTCAGGCCATAACATTGGTTACGGCGGCAATGCGTTTCTGGTTCAGGCAGGAGAGAACAACCTCGCCAAGCAGAACATGCTGGATAAAGAGAATCAGGCCATCCAGATTGGTGCGCAGCTTATCACCCCTACCCAGCAAATCACCGCTGAATCGGCACGGCTGCAACGCGGCGCGGATACGTCCGTTATGGCGACAATCGCACGTAACGTAAGCATGGCATATACCGATGCGTTGCGCTGGGTGGCTGCGATGCTAGGGTTGCGTGAAGGTACAGAGGTTGAGTTCAAGCTGAATATGGAGTTCTTCCTGCAACCAATGACCGCTCAGGACCGCACCCAGTGGATGGCGGATATTAACGCTGGCCTGTTACCGGCTACAGCTTACTATGCGGCATTGCGTAAGGCGGGGGTAACTGACTGGACAGACGAGGACATTCAGAACGCTATCGAGGATGCGCCGCTGCCGTTAGGTGCTGTTACTCAGGTGGCGGGGGAGATTCCGCAGTCGGCGCAGCAACAGGACACCACTCAGCCGTAAGTTCACATATAGCCCCGAAAGGGGCTTTCTTATAGTATGCTATTAACTTTAGTACCACAGGGTTTAACTATGAGCTTACTTACATCCCTCATCAGCCATCAGATATGGCTGCAACGCACCGCATCCGGTGAGGTGAAAGACCTCACACCGTTCATTCAGGAGATGCGGGATGAAATCAAACGGCAGGTGCTGTTATTCGGCGACGACGGGCGAAGCACTGCGCGGCTGAATAAACTGTTACGGGACCTTGAAGAAGCACTGACAGGGATTACAGGTGACTGGCAAACAAAGCTGACAGAAGACCTCAAGGAACTGGCGGCATATGAGGCTGAGTGGAACGTAAAGACACTGACCGCCAACGTAGCTGCGGAATTTGTTACACCTACCGCTGAACAGGTGTGGGCTGCTGCCGAGTTTCAACCGTTATCGTTGAGCGACAAGCCTGTTGACTTCACTAAGCTGATGTCAGGTTGGGGTGAAACCGAAGTCGCGCGCCTGGTAACGGGTGTTAAGATGGGCTTTGTTCAGGGTAAGACAACACGGCAGATTGTTACAGAAGTAGTCGGTAAAGGCGGGCTGGCTGACGTATCAGAGAAATACGCCGCTACCGTAATCCGCACTGCGCTGTCTCACGTGTCCAACGAAGCCCGCAATGAAACATACCGCCAGAACGACGATATCATCGAGAAGTACGAATGGGTGTCAACGCTGGACAGCCGTACCAGTACGATTTGCAGAGCCAGGGACGGAATGACGTGGGAAATCGGTAAAGGTCCGATGCCGCCAGCGCATCCGAATTGTCGAAGCACCACGGCTCCGGTAATCAGTTCAGAGTTCGACTTCCTCGATAAAGGCGCAAAACGGGCGGCTAAGGGCGCTGACGGCGGCACTCAGGTAAGCGCGGACACAACATATTACGAGTTCCTTAAACAACAACCGGCATGGTTCGTGGATGAAGCACTCGGGCCGACCCGCGGTAAGATTTTCCGCAACAGCGGTATATCGCCGGAAGAGTTTCGCGTAATATCTGTAGATGGTTTCGGGAATCCGCTCACGCTTAAGCAGATGGCGGAACTCGATAAACGTGTTGCTGATTATCTGAAAGGGGGATAATGATGGGCTTTTTCAAAGTAACTGATGTACCGTCGCGTCGCGTTGTCCAGTTTGCTCGCGTGTCTGGCTCCGGCGAGAACGTGGTGTCTATTGGGGACGAAAGTGTGCTGGGTACACCAGTAGACGATATGCCGTTTGCGGATAAAACCGGTATTGCGCTACCCGCGGCAGGGATGCTTTACGAGATTCCGTATCTGGCGGACGCAGGCGATGTGTATCTCTCTGTACAACCGAAAGACACAGAACTGACAGACGGCAGCGCGACTATCACTGTCGAAGTTAAGGCCGGTAAAGCACCATACGCGCTGACCTGGTACAAAGACGGTAAGGAAGTGGTAAACGCCCCTGCAGAGGCTCTGTCTCTGACGGTTAACGCGGTGGGTGAATACTTCGTTAAAGTTACCGATGCCGATGGCGTAGAGGCCTTCAGTAAAGCGGCGAAGGTTATTAAGCCTGAATGATAAGAGGCCCCGAAAGGGGCTTTATTTTTATATGAACATCGCGGTGATAACCGCAGCCGATACCCACAAAACAACATAAAACATCACACTATTTGTCATTTGCATTTCTCGTCGTATGTTTGTTGTAACTGCGACAGACGATTACCGGCTGTCATCTCGTCCATAGAAGGCCCAGCGCCTGTGTCCATAAAGAACAGCGGAACAATCAGGAATGCGCCTGTAACACCGAGTACAACGTTAGTACCTATTTGCTTATTAACACGGTGCGTAGCGTTGGCTTGAGCTTGTTTTGTCGTGGCGATTCTCGATAGTAACTGATTACATGTTGCCGTTGTATCCCCCGCCTGATAAACCTGTAAAGCTGGGTCTGGCAACGACCTTACGCAACCACTCAAACAAACGGCTACAACACCCGCTACTGCTAATTTAATATATTTCATAGTTCACCATTACCCGTGTCAATTTCACCAATACCACTACAAGCCCAAAGAAACATCACCGCATCAACTGCAATTACTACTGAAATAACGACTAACATGACGGCCTCCTCGTTTCGATGTAATGAATAGTACCCTATTATATTGGTGTGTGCAAACTATTTATTTACGTATTCCAGTTATTCCACTCAATTGTAAATGTTGGAATAAACTATTCGAATAGTTGACTTTTCACTAAAAATGTGCTAAGCTCCACCTGAGCTTGTGAAGTATGAACAAGCGACCGCGGCGCGGGCAGGTAACGGAGCGGGACGTAAGGTCCTGAGTGTAGTTACGCTGACGCGTTCGGAAGGGCCATACTCTATTGCTTGTGTAAAAAGTAACGGGTTTACTGAGATTACGCCGTTTCTATGTTTAAATGATAAGGACTAGCGCCCCGCTTTAAGGCGGGGCTTTACTTATCGAGAAAGGGGAAACATGAATCTTAAAGCAACTGTCGTAGCAGGAGCATGTTTCATCATCCTGGCTTACGCCCACGGCATTTACCAGTATCGCAGCGGCTGGAGCGAAGGCCGGGCGAATCTCGTTTCGCAGCAACAGCAGAAAGCGCAGGCTGAGTTAGCGAAGAAAACACAACGGCAGCAGCAGGACGAATCAAAGGCCGCCGCCGCCGACAACGAAGGCAAGACGAAATCAGAGGTGATTACCCGTGAAGTCGTTAAATACATTAAAACGCCAGGTCGCAGCGTGTGCACTTTTGACCCTGAGCGCGTGCAGCTCAAGTCCCGCGCCGTCGCCAACGCCAATTCCATCCCCGGATACGACGATGATGCAGCCGCCGTGCAAACTGGCGCAGCCAAGTAGCGACGCTGATGAGGATTTGGCCGTCGACGTTCAGAATGCTGAATGCGTACGGCAACTGAGACTGAAAGTGTTCATGTTGCAGGATTACGTGAGGAATATTCTGGAATAGTTGCCTTGCATGTTGGAATAATTTATTCTTGACATGTAAATCCGGGTGGCCCGGATTCCAACGTCCAGGGGACATACTGACTATGAATCGTTTTTTACGTTATCCGTTCCAGGAAGAAGCTGGAGCAGAAGATAAAGCTGGTGGCGGTGACGCTCCTAAAATGTTCACCGCTGAAGAAGTTCAGGCGCTGATTGAGAAAGAAGTTGCCGGGCTTAAGGCCAATCAGGAAGCATTGCTGGCGGAGAAGAAAGAAGCCGCCCGTAAAGCAAAAGAGGCCGAAGAAGAACGGCAGCGTGCGCACCAGGAGGCGTTAAAGGCCGCCGGTAAGATGGACGAGTTTGAAAAGACGATTCGTAGCCAGTATGACCCGGTGTTAGCCGAGAAAGATGGCCGCATCTCCAAAATGGCAGAGCGCATCCTCGGCAGCGAACGTAAAGCGGTGCTAGGCTCTTTCGCGGGTGACTTTATTACCCCGGAAGCAGTGGACATCCTTGCGCCGTTCGTTAAGACTGAGTTCGAAGGTGATGATGTGGTTACTAAGTTTGTCGGCGCAGACGGTAACGTAATCACGACTGACCCGGAACAGTTCCGCAAATACCTGCGTGAACACAAAGCGTTTTCGCATTTGATTAAAGCAAATGCAGCTTCCGGCGGCGGGGCTTCCGGTGGCAAAGGCGGCGGGGCCGCACCAGCGTTTAAAGACATGAGTGAAGCAGAGCGTTTAGCCCTGTATAAATCGAACCCTGCCGAATTTGAACGGCAACTTAAAGCCCTGAGGAAATAATAATGGCAATTACCACTATCGGCGATATCGTAACTGGCAACATCCCGGTCCTGGCGTCTTATATGACCGAGGACCCGGTAGAAAAAACCGCGTTCTTCCAGTCTGGTATTCTCACCCCGACCCCATACGCCGCCGAGATTGCCCGCGGCCCGTCCAACGTCGCTAATATTCCTTTCTGGAAAGCGATTGATACCTCTATCGAGCCGAACTACTCGAACGACGTATACCAGGACATCGCCACCCCGCGTAACGTGCAGACCGGCGAGATGATGGCGCGCGTTGCGTACCTGAACGAAGGTTTCGGTCAGGCGGATTTGACCGTTGAACTGACCAGCCAGAACCCGCTGCAATCCGTAGCGTCACGTCTGGATAACTTCTGGCAGCGTCAGGCACAACGCCGTCTGATTGCTACCGCGCTCGGGCTGTACAATGACAACGTAGCCGCTACCGACGCATACCACGAGCAGAAGGACATGGTAATCGACGTGTCTGCTACTCTGGGCTTCGATGCGGGCGCGTTCATCGACGCTACCCAGACTATGGGCGATGCTCTGATGGGCAACGGCGGTGAAGTGCTGGGGGCTATCGCGATGCATAGCTTCGTTTATGCGCAGGCACGTAAGCAGCAGCTTATCGACTTCATCCGTGACGCGGACAACAACACCATGTTCGCCACCTACCAGGGCTACCGCGTGATTGTTGACGACAGCATGACCGTAGTCGGCACTGGCCCGACCCGTAAGTTCATCTCCATCATCTTCGGCAACGGCGCTATCGGTTACGGTGAAGGTTCTCCGTCCAACCCGCTGGAATACGAGCGCGAAGCGTCCCGCGGCAACGGCGGCGGCGTTGAAACCCTGTGGACCCGTAAGACCTGGTTGCTACATCCGTTTGGTTACAGCTTCACCAGTGCAGTAATCACTGGCAACGGCACCGAGACTACCCCGCGCTCTGCTTCCTGGCAGGACCTGGCGAACGCCTCCAACTGGAACCGTGTGGTTGAGCGTAAGCATGTACCGATTGCCTTCCTGGTAACTGGTGTCGGTGCCTAAGGTTAAGCTATAATCGAGAGGGACTTCGGTCCCTCTTTTCATTTACTAAGAGGATTCCTAAATGGCAGACGTATTGAAGCGACGCATCACCGGCGTCTCCGCTGACGCCCCGGGGGCCAAGATTGACATGGAGACTATTTCTCCTGCGTCTTTCTCTACGGCACTTAACGCTACTACTGCAGTAACCGCAGGTGAAACTATGACGCTGACAGTCGTAGTAGCTGGCGGTCTTGAGCCATATTCTTACCAGTGGTATAAGAATAACAACGCTATCGCCGGGGCAAACGCTGCTACCTACGCTAAAGCGTCAACCACTACCGCCGATTCCGGCACGTATAAAGTGGTTGTTCACGATGTGTATGGTAATATTATCTCCAGCAGCACCGCAGCAACTGTGTCTTAATACAACGGCCCTTCGGGGCCGTAATAAGGAAAGGTCATGGCAGATAATTATGTAATCCGCGAAAAGTACACCCACGTTGATGTTGTTGACGGTCAGGTGATGCCTGTTCGCGGTGCGGTAGAAGCGGAAGAACTGGTTGCAACACAACCGGACAACGAAGAAGCGCACAACAACGGTGGTGGTACTAAGCGACGTCGCCGTAAGTCAGAGGAATAATTTATGCCGCTAATCGTGGAAGATGGGTCGATAGTACCTAACGCTGACAGTTACGTTAGTCTGGCTGACGCCCGCGCGTTAGCGGCTAATTATGGCCTGGAGCTACCGGAAGACGATACTGCCACCGAAGTAGCCTTGCGCAACGGCGCTACTTATGTCGGGCTTGCAGAACCGCAGATGTGCGGCCGCCGTGTGTCCGCCGAGCAGTCCCTGGCGTACCCACGTACGGGAACAACACTAAACGGCTTCACCGTAGCTGATAATGTTATCCCACCGCAGTTAATCCGGGCGCAGGTAATCGCCGCTGTTACGTATGGAGCGGGCACTGATGTTCGGGCTAACTCCGATGGACGTTCCGTGCAGACCGAGCGTGTAGAGGGTGCGGTAACAGTTACCTACTTCAACAACGGCAACAGCGGGGCCACAACCGCGATCACCGCCGCTGACGACGCCTTACGCCCGTTACTGTGTGGTGGTCTTAACAACGGCTTCTCATTTAATGTGTACCGGGGTTAAAAATGGCGAAGACTAAATCAGAGATGTTTACTCTTATCGGCGCAAACCTCCCCGATAACACTACCGGGCTTATTACCCCAGCAGCGTTGCGCGAGGTAATGACACAGATGGCTGACTCACCTATTTACGCCACTCCAGGTGTTAAAGAGGTTGAAGTTCTCCGTGCCACGTCTACGGTAACCCAAGCGCCTACCGCGGTAGATACGGCATTGCAGTTAACTTTCGGTGCAGCTCAGGGTAGTGCATCCGACCCGGTAATGATTAATGCTGCGGGGCTGGTTACATTCAACACCGCCGGTAACCACGCCGTTCGCATCAAGTTACAGGCAGGCCGCACAGGTGCCAGCGGAACGTCTATCCTGTTATCACGCATTCTTCTGAACGGTGCTCAGTACGGCTCACCTGCCGCCACGAAACTGGTAAGCGCGGACACCACAATCCCGATTGAATCTCGCGTTGTTATTAACCCAACAGCAGGCCAGACGTTTGCCGTTCAGATTATGCGGGATAGCGTCGGAACTAACTTCGGTGGTGTATACCCGCAAGCGGCTACCGTAACCGCATGGGGTACAGCCCCGTCCGCGTTGCTGGTTATTTCGAGACTGGAGGCCGCCTGATGAGCACCGCTTTCAGTAAACGTATGCAAGGCGTGGGTACACGCCTGCTAACCAAATTCGGCAGCACGGTATCTCTGGTTCGTGCTGGCTCGAAAGTGTGGGATGAAGTTCTCGGTGAGTACGTCTGGTCTGCGGATGAAGTGTTGCCGTTGAAAGCGGTTCCGGTTCCGGTTAATGCTGGACTGGTAAACGGTTCGACGATTCAGGCGGCCGACATGATTGTTAAAGCCGATTACAGCGTCGTTCCGAAGATGGAAGACAAGGTTCAGTTTAGCGGCGCGCAATGGTCTATCGTAGCTATCGAGACGAAGATGGTTAACGATGATGTCGTGGCATATTTTATTCAGGTGAGAAAATGAGTTTCGCGCTTGATGTCTCTAAGTTCGTGGAAAAGGCGAAGAAGAACCCTGAGAAGGTGATGCGTCAGGTGTCTATCAAGCTGTTTTCCGCTATTATAAAGGCGAGTCCGGTAGATACTGGTCGGTTTCGCATGAACTGGATGGCATCTGGCGGTACTCCTGCTTCCGGGATTACGGATGCTACGGATAAATCAGGAAACACAGCAACCGGAAACGCTACAAGTTTCGTGCTGAAAGCCACCGACTGGCATGAGTTCACGCTGACAAATAACCTGCCGTATGCACAACGGCTGGAGTATGGCTGGTCGCAACAGGCCCCGCAAGGATTCGTCAGGACTAACGTGTCCCGCTTCCAGCAACTCATTAACGAAGAAGCTAGCAAGGTGAGATGATGGGCTACTTTGAGGACTTAACAAAAGCGTTTGATGTGCCGCTGGTAGCCTTCGGAACCACCAACGGCATCAAGGTAGCGCTTGAAAACATCGACGCGCCGACGTCAACAGATACGCCGTATCTGGCAAGTTACATGTTGCTGGCGGATACCGAGCAGGCTGACTTATTCTTCACGGAACAACGCGCCGGTGTCTATCAGATAGACATTAACTACACATCGGTGAAAGGTAGCGCGCCAATCAATAAAATGGCAGACTTACTTAACACGGCGTTTAAATCAGGTAAGTCATTTTCACGTAACGACATCTGCGCCGAGGTTCAATCGGTTAGCCTGGGGCCGCTGATTGTAGAAAACGGATGGGCCAAAAGACCATTGTCAATTAACTTTATTGCATTCACCAAGAGGCTGTGAATATGGCTACAACTCCTTTTAAGGGCGCGAATACCGCGCAATTCTATGTGGCGGAAACTACCCCGGGCGTAACACCGGCTAACCCGGTATGGTCGCCACTGCGTAACACAGGCGGCGTTCCTGCCATTACCCGTGACACGCTGACCTCCAACGAACTGGACGGCAGCCGCGAAACTACATCCATCCGCACCGGTAACAAGCAGGTTAGCGGTGAATATGCTATTGAGCTTAGCTCGAAAAGCCAGGATGACTGGCTAGCCGGGGCTTTAGGCTCTACGTGGCAGGCTGGCGTATCTCTGTCAGGGCTATCGATTACCGTCGCACCGGCTGGCAAGACGTTCACACGTGCCACCGGCAGCTTTATCACTGACAGAGTTGGGGTAGGCGACCTGATTGCGTTTACCGATTTAACTGGCGATAATGCAAAACCATTTATTGTTACTGCAGTAACGGCTACGGTTGTTACTGGTGCAGGCATCCAACACACCCTGACCACCGAGACAAAAACTAGTAAGGCTAAAACTGGCGACACGCTGGAAACCGGTAATACGTGTAAGACGTTCTCTATCCTTACCTGGTACAAAGGCCAGTGCGGCGGTACTGACGCGTACACGTTAACCAAAGGCGTGGAAGTTTCTGGTTTTACCATCGAACAGGCTGTTAACGCGATGGTAACTGGCAGCTTCCCATTCATCGGTCGCAGTCAGGAGATTCTCACCACGCCGCCGACCGGTTCCAACTTCTCATCTGTTACTTTTGGTGATGAGCCGTTTTCTTCGGTTGACGTTTCCGTGTTCGATGGTTCTACGCCGTTGCGATGCGACAGTCTGACTATCACCAACGATAACAGCGCGTCCGCGCAGTTCGAACTTGGTAACACTAACGTAGCGTTTGTTGAGCGTAGCCGCGCGGCTAACACTTTCTCCATCTCCGGCAAGCTGTACGACATGGCGATGATTCAGAAGTTTATCAACGAACAGCAGGTAGAGATTAACTCTATTCTGGCGGGGGTAAACGGGGCTATGTCTTTCAGTTTGAAACGCGCAGAGCTTACAGCAGTAACACCAGAGATTGGCGGACCCGAGTCAATCACTCAGTCCATTGAGGGGCAGGCCACCGGCAACCAGTACCAGTCGTCTATCGTAATTCAACGTATCACCTACGCATAAAACTAAGGCCCCTTTCGGGGCCTTTTTCTTACAAACCTAATTTTAAAGCAATGTCTATAACGTTCGATTTAACGTCACCCGGTATGATGTAGGTGTCGTAATCTTTTACACCACTAACATCATACAGATAGCCACGGCTATCGCCGATGAACGTATAGCCGTCACGATGGAGGCGAACGATTTGCACGTCATGCCCTGCGGCGACGATAGGGGTAACTTCGCTGGCGAACCCACCATCGGACACCACAAAAACTTCGCCGCCGTCGGGCAAGTTCCCGGAAAGATACTTACCGAAATAATCATCGCCGAATACCGGTTTAACGAATTGCTCAGAAATGGCAATCATGAACTGGCGACGAGATAACCCATTAAGGAAATCTTCTGGCTTTTCTTTCCGCGCCCGGTCGTCGTAGCCGTCGAGAAAGTCGTGGTAAGCATCCTGGCCTAACGCTGCCAAAGCAATATTGAACATCGGATTCTTGAAACGGGTAGTTCCTTTCGCAAAGCCCATCTCTACCAGCGCCCTAGCAAGTGTGTCTTTCCCACAACCAGCAGGGCCATTAAGAATAATTACCTTAGCCATTACTTATCACTCCCGTGTGATTTTAAGTGTGTAGAGTCCCCGTTACAGTCGTACTCAGTGACCGCGTGTGTCGTGATTCCTAAGCCACGGAAATGCTTAATCACCGCGGGAGAGTCGTCGAATGCGCACAAGATTCTTTCCAGTCCGAAAGCACGCAACACCTCTTCTTTAATTACGATGTCTTTTCTGTTGTCGTGTTTGCTGCGCATGATTAGCGTGTCAAACCTAACGTTATTCTCTCGTAACCATTCGCGAGTCTCCTCCTCAGCGTCATCACTTCGCCCGGTAAGGATAATTATAGTAAGTCCGGAATGCCACAGTACGCTACACAAATGGATATTGTCGTATATCGGAGCGTCATCTTTGCAGGCCATGTTAAATGGCTTCCACGCCCACGTTTCTCCGTAGTTATCTTTTGGTAACAGGTGTAAGCGATGGGTACCGTCGGCCAATGTCCCGTCTAAATCGAAAATTACAATATCTTTCATCCCAGCATCTCCGGTGAAATAGTTAAACGTGCGACCTCGCCATATTCGGCGCTATAAGTAATTACATTTGCACTGCGGCCCGACATCCATCCGCCGCGAGAGGCGTAGGCGTCTTTAGCCGCTAAGGTGCGGTGTTGCTCAACAATCATGTTACGGCTTTCTACAATCTTCTGGTGGTGCAGATGGCCTACGTGGGCGTAGCTGTAAACACTCTCGCCGAACGCTTTACGGAACTTGGCAATCATAACCGGTTCGATAGCGTCGAATCGTGCTTTATGCCCGTGATGGAAGAACAGCGTCGTTTTGCCGTGTTGCACCATCTTATAAACATCCGGCGACGTATCGACGAATACACGAGGCTCGTTGTCGTACAGTGTGCTGAACATCTCCGCCAGCCAAATCATCCCGGATTCGTCGTGGTTCCCCTGAACTATAAGCAAGCGAACAGTTTTATGCTTAACCAGAGCCATATCAACAACACGGCGGACCATGCGAATCATGTAGCGGACAAGTTTCTGGTAACGCGTGTCGGCGTCAAGGACATGACCACTCGCCGGTGTAACGGCGTCAAGACTATCGAAGTGAGCTAAGTCGCCAAGAAGATTAATAACCCCCGTACCTGCATCCGGTGCTTTCTGAAACGCAGCATCAAACCAACGAGAGAATAAGTCCTCCGCGATTTTCATATCCCAGTCGTCGCCGCTCTCGTCAGCCCAGGCTAACATACCGAGATGGAAATCAGACACGGTGTACAGGTTAAGCAGCTTGTCGTCACGTTTAGCCCGGGCGGCCTTAACTGGCGGAACGGGAGTAATCTCCGACTTCATGCCTTCGACTACGGCTTTCATCAACTCAACCTGACGTTCGGCATCGGTGTCTGTCTTAACCCACTGCAACTTAGTGTTACCGAACTCGTCCACCAGAGACGACGTGCCTTTAATCTTGTAGCCGTCTGGTACAAGGTGGCTTACGTCCCGCCCGTGGCCTACGCCTTTCTTAGCCAGCTTCGCTTTACGGATTCGGATAACGCGGTCTGAGATTCCGTATTTACGGGCGATATCGATATTCTTCATCCCGGCGTTCAATTCTTCCTGTAATTGCTCGTCGGTTATTTTCTTCTGGGCCATGCTTACTTCCTCGTGTTTAGGATTTGTCTTATAGTAGCCTACTTCTCTTTCACGTTCGAGTTGCAAGCCCAGATTAAAATGAATACCCACGGCAACAGAATCCACCCGAGAAATAAGTTAGCCATGAATATCGCCAGCTTTGCTTTATGGTTACGCATATGGGCCACCAAAAACGGGATAAAATAAACGGCTACAAAAATAATTAAGAAGAACATAGTGATACCGGTCATAACATAACTCCTGATTTGAGATAACATCGTCGGTGTAAGTGAATAGTACGCTATTATATTGGGGTGTGCAAGTAGTGTGCTAGAATAATTTTGCGCCTAGTGTCGCACACGAAAAGCGGGTGGTTCCCGTCTGGCGCATTTCCTTTAACCAGTAACCTCTTAACCAAAGGATTAAAGAATGAAACTTTCTGATTTTTATTACGAAGCGGAAGCCGAAAAGGGCGCACGTATGCCGATACCGCTAAAAGACGGTACTGATTCCGGGGAATGGCTTAATGTTGTTTCTCCTGAGGCGGACGTTGCCGTTAAGGCTATGCGCGCGTTCACCCTTGCATACCGGGCAGTATTAGGGAAATTAAAACCGCTTCGTGATAAGTGCGAAGAGATGAAAGATTTCTCTGAATACAACCTGAAGATGGAAGACGCGGCGACGGACCTTAACCGTCAGTTAGCGATTGAATTGGTTAACGGGTGGAGCCTTGACGACGAATTCAATAAAGAGAATCTGAACACACTCCTGACGCAATATAAACGACTCGCGGAACTTGTTGTTGTGTTTCATAACGAACAACTGCACCAGCTACAGGAAAAGTAGACGCGTTGCTCCAGTTCGCCCGTTGGAACTTCATAACCCGCCACAAACGGCGGGAATTTGACAGTATCGCCGATGGGCATAAAGCCGCGCTAATTGCTATGGGGGTTATGCAAGACGCGCCGGATGCAACGCAGGCCGCTGGGCCGGAATGCCCCCCTGAGCTACTAACCACATTTGAGAAGTACAGGGAAATTAAATTCACCCGCCGAGTGGACGACGACGGCATCAAGATGTACCCGCGCGAGCAATTACGATGGTCAGATTTAGTGGCGTACAGCACCGTTTCAGGCCAGAATATAGGGATGTTCGAATCCGACATCATCATGAGCTTAGACGCTATTTTCGAGGGTAGAAACGATGGCTGATGTAGCTAGTTTAGTAGTAAAAGTAACAGAGCAAGGCGCGAAAGCCACATCAGACCGTCTTGACAACCTTTCAAAGTCCGCAAAAGTAGCGGGGGCCGCCGTAGCAGGCCTTGCTTCTATCGTAGCGGCTACCGCGTATAAAGCTGCCCAAGAACTGGTTGACTCACAGCGGCAACTGGACAAGATGTCCGCCAGTTTGAAGACCTTAACAGGAAGTACCCAAGGTGCTAAACAGGCGCTAAGTATCCTGCAAGATTTTGCCCGCGATACCCCATACGGACTGGAGCAGGCGGTGGAAGGCTTCCGTAAGCTGGTGGCCCTTGGCCTTACCCCATCCGAGGAGGCGTTGCGGTCCTACGGCAATACCGCATCGGCTATGGGCAAGGACCTTAATCAGATGATTGAGGCGGTAGCCGACGCCAGTACGTTTGAGTTCGAACGCCTAAAAGAATTCGGCATCAAAGCCAAGCAGAACAAAAACGACGTAGAGTTTACATTCCGGGGGACAACAACCGTAGTTAAGAAAAGCGCTGCCGATATTGAGCAGTATTTACTTAATATTGGTAACGTAAATTTTGCCGGTGCCATGGCGGACCAGGCCAACACCCTTAATGGCGCTATCGCGAGCGCCAGTGACTCATGGTCGCAGCTAAAAATGACGCTTGCCACCAGTCTTGATGTTGGCGCACTTGCGGAACCTATCAGGTATATCGATGACTTGATCCAGGAATTAAACGCGTCTGTTGCTTCCGGTGAATTAGCCGCTGAAATGCAGATGTGGGGCGACATAGCGTCGGAAGTAGGAAGCGCTATCGAGATGTCATTCGACGCTGCGTTTGGCTTTGTTGGTGATGCCATCAACGGGCTTAATGAACTGTGGGATTTCAGCAGCAAGAGTATTACCGATAGCGGAGAACAAACGGCCACCACCATCGCTGAATCCGCCGCCGATGCTCTTGACTTCATCGCGGAAGAGTTCACCGCGATGGAGAGATTCTTTGAAGATATGGTTAAAGGTGCTCAGGACGCTGGCCGTCTTGTACGCGCCGCTTTTACCCCCGGGGAATCAGTAGACGTAGCTAAAAATATCAACTTCCAGCTTGGCATGGCTTTGGATACCCAGCGCGATGTCGCCGACGTTACGCGTAAAAGTTTCCGCGAACAGGTAGAAGCTCAACAGGATATTGTAGCGTTAAAACGCGCGGCGTATGACATCGATAAGGAGTCCGCAAAAGCTGAGGGGTTAAACAAATTTAAGGTAACCGGAACCGGCGGCGGTTCTGACGATGACGGGTCAGCCGCAAAAGCCGCTAAGAAAGCAGCGGACGCGTTCGAGCGCCAGAAAAAGGCGGCGGAAGACTTCTACTATCAGTCAATCCATCTTAATGATGACGTATTTCAGAAAATAGAAGCTAACCAGGAAGAGCAACTGTCTAAGTTGCAGGATTTTTATAGCAATAAGCTTCTTAGCGACCAACAGTACGAAAACGCCAAGACGCAGATTATGCTCTCTGCCGAACAGGCCCGCCAGGAAGAACTGGACAAGAAAAGGAAAGAAGCCCAGGAGAAGCAGCAGAAAGGTGATGATTTCATGGCTCAGATTATGGGCCAGAACGCCACCGAGCTTGAGCTTCTGGATATTCAGGAACAGCAGAAACTGGCGGTAGCCGATAAGTACCGGGAACAAGGTCTGATTAGCGAGAAGCAGTATCAGGCTGCGCTTAACGCCATCAACGAGCAGTACGCAACCAAGCGTGCCGACGCAACGGCAACAGCTTTCGGTAACATGGCCTCAAACATCGGGTCTGCGTTGGGCGAGGCTTCTGGCGCGTATAAGGCATTCGCTATCGTACAGGCTACTATAGCCACGTACACCGCAGCTATTGAGGCATACAAGTCAACGGCTGCTATCCCTGTTGTTGGCCCGTTCCTGGCCCCTGTAGCCGCTGCCGCTGCCGTCGGGGCAGGTATGGCGCAGATTTCCGCTATCAGGTCAGCACGTGAACAGGGTGGACAGTTATCCGCCGGGCAGGCTTCCACCATCGCTGAACGCGGTAAACCCGAAGTTATCATGCCCGCTGGCGCATCGCGTGTGCGCACCGCGCAGCAGATGAAAGAAATTATGGGGCAAAACGGGTCTTCTTCCGGCCCATCTAATGTTACCATTGTAAATAATACATCGAGTCAGATTGGCAACGTATCCACCGAGCAGGATGATGAAGGCCGTCTGCGTATCATCATAGAAGAGCAAGTTGCTGCATCTTTGCAGAACAGCAACAGTAAGATTAGCAAGGCCCGCAAGGCCACAAGAAACGCGCCGGGGTTTAAATAATGAGCGACTTATACTTTCCACGTAGCCTTAAGCCGGTGGTATCAAAAGGCTACTCAATGACCAGACGTAACAACGTCTGGAGTGTAGATTTAGCCGGTGGCGGGGTGCGTCAGGGCCGTGACACGTATTACGACGTGTTCCCTGTTAGCGTAACCCTGATTACATCCGCAATGGGGCGACAGGCGTTTCTGTCGTTCCTCGAGAAAGTCGATGGTGGCGCGTCAAGTTTCTGGATGGCGCACGACTTCGGCATGGGTATTGAGGATTATCAGGTAACCATCACGTCCACTATAGCGGAGTCCACCGAAGACGGGATTAACTGGACAATTACCTTCACGGCAACCGCCGAGAAATCGCCGTTCCAGGACCTTGAGAACCAATGCCTGATTAACAATCTTCCGGATTTGTATGGCTGTTATGGTGATTGCCTGGGCAGTTTCCTGAAAATATATGCGAACTACGAGACTACGTTCCCACGCATCTGGAGTAATGAAGGGCCTGCGGGATACCCGCCAATTAACCTTCTGGCGTCCGCGCTGGATAGCCGCATTGTTTATGAGGGGCCACAGGTATACCACATCAACCGAAACGGCAATCTTGTGCCATCAGCCGCAAATGAATGGCCCCTTACGTTTATTGACGGGGTTGCTGTTGGGCGTGTGCCACCAGAAGGCGGTTCTATTAACTACCAGATAGGCGGGTTAGGTATTGGGTGGGTACATACTTTCAACCGTATACCACTAACATCAACAGAGGACAGTGTATATCAAGGCAACCTGGCGGGCACAGTCACCCCAACAGCAGAAAATAACAGCCATTTCTTGTATGCCGAATCGCTGGGGGATTCAGTAATAGATGTTGGGGAAACATATACTGCTACGGTAATTCTTAAGGCGAATGGTGTCCAGTTTATTCAGGTTTATTGGAACGCAGGTAGCACAGGGATTTCACCGCACTACTCTAACTTCGACCTTATTAATAAAGCTGTATCAGGCACGGCGACATCGGCTTTCGTAACTGAAATATCTGATGGGTGGGTTCTATGCTCAACTACCACAACCGCGACAGGAGACGGTTCTGCACTATCCTCCATCGCGGTGGCAAGCGTACCGTCTATGACGTCTACCAGACTCCCGTCTTACGCATCGGATGGAGCATCTTCTTTTTCAGTTGCGTCCGCTCAGGTTGAAAAAAAACCATTTGCCACGTCGCCGATAGTAACTGACGCATCACCATCCGCCCGCCCGGCGGCATCGGCAAAAGTAGCAATGAACGGCGCAACAAGCATCGACATTACCTATTCTGACGGCACTGTGGTAAACATTCCAGCGATTGGAGATTACGCCGCCATCCCACAGGCTGATTCTGCGTGGGGCAGTAAATACATCACTCGTATTGATTTTAATGTGGGCGGTTAACTTATGAGTCAGGAATCAGTAGAAGCAGCCTACCGCCGTAAGCTGGCCTCAAACCCCGACGGCGAGATTGACTACACGACGCTGGAGATAGTGCATCCGCTTCTTTCGAAGCGGTATTTACTTGTGCGCGGGCTACAGGAACTTACGGCAACACTGGAGACAGGCGAAACTATCACATTCGAACCTACCCCGATGGAGGCGTCGGGGGCGGCTAACAACAGTGATATGGACCAGACGACAACATTCACTCTGCCGGATATTCTCAATCAACTGGATGATGAGATGGATAAAATCCCGATGAGTAATACCGAGTTACCGAAGTTCATATTCCGCCGTTACGTCAGCACTGACCTGTCTTACCCGGCTGACGGCCCTGTCGTGTACGAGTTACAGGCCATTAATCAGGAGAAGGGCGAGTTCTCCGCAGATGTCGGTACACCTATGCTGAACCAACGAAGCACTGGTATACTGATGACACCTAAAGAGATACCGTTATTACGCGGCCTGTTGACCACATGAATATTAACGACTACACGGGAATACCTTACGACTTTCGCAAACGCAATTGCTGGCATCACGTTCGCATTGTACGGGCCGATGCCGGGTTAGAAACCCCGGCGTTCGACGTTACAAGCCCAACGGCGATTAACGAAGCGTTCGACGAAGGCCATCGTGACACGAAGGGGCTTACGAAGATTGATAAGCCTGAAAACTTCTGTGCGGTGCTTATGGGGTATCGCCGTGGCGGTCGTATCGTGTGGCACGCGGGAGTTTACTTCGACGGGATGGTGAGTCATTGCGAGCTTGCGTCCCGTCAGGTACGACTTGACCGGCTGGCGGACCTCAGAGACACGTACACGGAGATTGAATTTTGGCGATAATCCTGCACTACACGCGAAATGCCGACGGGGCTTTCGACCGTACAAAACACGTCGGGATGCCGATGGAGTTTGTCGTTAACCGTATCCCGGACGGCGTTCCGGTACGCGTCTATCTTGGCGAGATTGGTGATGATACTGATGTTACAGACGACTTCGACGCGCTCAAAGACGAGGACGCCGTGTACCACATTATTGAGGGCGCTGGCGGCGGCATTGGCGACGCCCTTGGGAGTGTATTCAGTTTCATCCTTAAGCCAATCGCCAAATTGTTCGGGCTAAACACAGCGGCTAACGCTAATTATTCCGCTACCAACAATCAGGCTACGTCGCCTAACAACAGTCTCACCGACCGCTCAAACAAGCCACGACCTTATGAGCGTTCTTATGATATCTGCGGGACAGTGCAGACCATCCCCAATGACCTGATGCAAACATATAAGGTGTTTAATGCCGCGGGTGCGCTTATTGAATATGCGTACTATGACGCCGGTCGAGGGTATCTGCATATTGAGGAAGACGGTGTAACTGAGGCAGATACCCGAATCAGCGAGATAACTGGCTCGTCGGTGGCGGTGTATTCCCCTTACACTTCGCCGAATAACACCAACGCCCCACAATTGCATATTGGCGACCCGATAGACCAGAAATTGTACGTTACATTTAAAAACGCCGATGTCGATGGCGCTGTTCTTCCCGCCCCTAATGATATCGCTATAGACGTGCAGGACTACACTGTCCAGCGGCAGGGAACAACCGGCGTTGTAATAGGCGATGACGCTGGTTTCGATGAGTTTTTGGCTGTCGGAGACCTGGCATATTTCGATAACGTATATGCGGACACAACTCCTGGGTCTTTAGGTAATGAGGTTAACTTAGACGGGAGGTACACTGTTCTTTCTGTTAGTGAAACGACCCTTATTGTGGACGTCAGTACAAATCAATCAATATGGAACCAGCTAGGGTCATCGGTGTGGTTTATAGGTGAAGAGGGTAACCATCTCATAGGTCCGGCGGACACTTACGCGGCTTCCCTCTCTGAATGGGCGTACATCACCCGCGGTACGGTCAACCGTGTTGTAGCCAATGTCGCCGCCAGCAACGGCATGTATAAATATAACGGCGATTATAACCGTGCCTCCGTTACGGTGGAACTGCAATACCAGATGGTGGACGAATTGAAACAGCCCGTTGGTGGCATATTCACCGTGCAAGGCACTGTTACAGGGAGAAACACCGATTACACTGGTATTACCCTATACGGAAGCTTGCCTACCGCTTCCAGATTCCGCGCCCGTATGCGCCGTGTTTCCGATACTGATAAAGATTTTGAGGGTACTGTTAGCGACGAGGTTACTTTCACTAATCTGTACGGGCAGTCACTGGATACAACCCCGCACTACGGCAACCGCACTACTGTACACTGCGCTCGTAAACAAACCCCACGTGCCGCCGAGGTGTCAGAACCGGAACTGCGCATGATTGCTACCGAGATGTGCTACAAATACTTAGGTAACGGCGTATTCGATACGGTAATGACACCGAACACTCAGGCCGTGCAGTCGCTAATCAGGCTGGCGCGTGACCCTGTGGTGGGTAATCTGGAACTGACAACGGCAAACATGGACAAGTTACTCGCTGTGCAGGAAGAAATTGAATCCTATTTTGGAAGTGAATTAGCGGGGCAGTTCTGCTACACGTTCGACGACTACGACACCACGATGCAGGACATCGTTCAGACCATCGCGGAAGCCGTTTTCTGTACTGCGTACCGTAAAGGTGCGGATATTATGCTGCGATTTGATCGTCCGGTTGCGGGGCCCGAAATGGTGTTCACCCACCGCAGCAAAACGACCGGTACGGAGAAATGGACGCGCACGTTCAACGATTCGACAACCTACGATAGCCTGTCGTTCTCGTACATTGACCCGGATACAAACGTACAGGAGACGATTTATATCCCGGAAGAACTCGGCGCGAACACCGAGGAGTACGAATCGAAGGGTGTACGTAACTATCAGCAAGCGTACTGGCTGGCGTGGCGTCGCTACCAGCGCAACACGTTAAGTAAAGTTGTCGTAGAGTTCGAAGCTACCGAAGAAGGCGCTCTCGCTACTCCCGGCGGCGTAATCAGCGTGGTTAAAGGTTCACGTATCGCGCCTCAGGATGGTTATGTTGTTGCCGTTAATGGGCTTACGCTGACACTGTCGCAACCTGTTACGTTTACCCCCGGCGATGACCACTCCATCATCCTCAAGAAGCGCGATGGCTCCGTGCAGAGTATTTCTGTTATCAAAGGAAGCCACGACCGCGAGGTGATTATGCTCTCCGCGCCGGAGGAGGCAATCTACACGGGGAATAGCGCACTAAAAACTGAGTTTTCATTCGGCAACGAAGCAAGGCATAATGCTCAGAAGATAGTTGTTTCTTCAATCGACCCCGGCGACGACCGCACGGTCAAGATTACTGGTTACAACTATGACGACGGATTCTATAAATACGACGGCGTCGCGCCATACGGCAGCAGCTTCTCCGACGGATTCAGCAATGGTTTTAATTAAAGAGGACTCTATATGTCAAGCGGATGCGGTGACGTTTTAAGCCTGGCGGATTTACAGACCGCCAAGAAACATCAGATTTTCGAGGCCGAGGTTATCACTGGCAAATCCGGCGGTGTAGCTACGGGTGCAGACATTGATTACGCAACAAATAAGGTTACCGGGCAGACGCAGAAGACGCTTCCTGCCGTGTTGCGCGACGCGGGTTTTTCTCCGGTGTCATGGGATTTCTCCACAGGCGGCACGTTAACCGTTAACGACCGGGACAAGGTGGTGTATGACCCTGTTAGCAAAACATGGTACTCGTACGCAGGTACGTTACCAGTTGTTGTCCCTGCATCGTTTAATCCAGTCGGTAACGCTAACTGGAAGCCGCAGACAGACCCAAATTTGCGTAATGATTTGGCGTCAAGTACCGCCGGTTTGGGGGCTTCACTGGTGTCTTTTTCCAACGGTAACACCGTTGAAACATTATCTGACGCGGACGGTGCCAAGAACATAGGCAGCGGCGAAAGGAGTTTGCTTGCACGTAACAATGATATTAAGCATTCAGGAGACTTCTCTACCCTGCAAGCTGCAGTAGATGCATCGTTACAGAAAAATGACTTACTTATTTCCCCTGGTGAATATACTGAAAAAGTTACTATTGGTAGCGCACAGTTAAAAGGCGTTGGCGGGGCTGTAGTACTAAAAACACCAGCAGACTTTACAAACACTGTTCAGGTTAATTTATCGACGCCTCATTGGCAATTCCGCCATAGTGGCGGTTTTGCTATAGATGGTTCTGGTACAACCGGGGCCGTAGGTATTAGTTTTGACCCGTCAGACCAATATTCCGGACGTCATAATTTTAGTGATTTATACATACACAACATCAACAAGGCAATTCAGAAGCCTTCCGGGAACATCGGTAATACATGGAGAAATATTGGGGTATCTACGTGTGATTGGGGGTATTACGCGATTAGTGGCTCAGAGATGCATTGCGGGGCCGATACCCTCTACAATATCCACTTCGACGGCATCTCCGCCTATGCCGTCTACCTAAACGGCACTGTCGATAACGGCGGGATAGGCGGATGGTGGCTTAAAGACTCCATTATTGAGGCTTCCGGAGGCGGCGGGATATATTTAAAAAGCAAATCAGGTGACTGCCCTATATCTCCATGCGGGGTATCCAATGTATGGACGGAAGCGATTGCAACATCATCGGCTGTTCAGGTAGACGGCGTGGCGCAAAAACCGCGAGTTCTCAAGTTGGTAGACACCGCGATATTCTTTGCTGAGTATTCTTATCTCAATAACATCGAGCTATCCAACTCCAACTTAGTAACTTATGGTTGCCGTTTTGACAACGCCGATGGTAATCAGGATATTGTAGTGGATGCACAAAGCACCATCGTAGCCCACGACGTGTATTTAAACGGCAGTTCTGGAAAGGACGTTATTGTAGAGTCTGTCGCGTCGCAATCCGCAACGGTAGCCACTACAAACTTGTCTCTGCGAGGAAATTTAACAAGGGGACGAGTGTTTAATACGCCGACGGGGAATAAGTTAAAAGCTATCACATTTGACTCAGGTAGCCATAATTTTTCTGGTAGCGGTACCGTTAACGGTTCGACTGTATCTGACGGACTTCACGCCGCTACATGTACCGAATTTTCATTCCCTGGGTCCGGTTTATATGAAATGGTAGCGTCAAGAACGACACTTACATCCGGTAGATGGTACGTGTGGGGCGTCAACTCTCGCCTCCAATCAGGAACAGCAGATGTGAGTATAACGTCAGGTATTACTATGGGTAGCGTTTATACTAAGTCTGGTGAGTGGATTAGCACATTTGGGGTGGGTAAAGCTTCCGCTAACGGTACTGTAAGTCTGTACGTCTCTACTGCGGGAGGTTCAGGTGCTGTTATCAGATTTAGCGACTTCTTCATCGCTGAGTTTACGACGCAGGCTCAGGCTTTAGCTTTCGCTAACTCCAGAATGTCGTTGGCTTAAAACTAAGGCCCCAAACGGGGCCTTTTCTCTACTCTTCTGATAACTTCTCCAGTACAAACGCCAGTTGCGCATTAGCGGCGTCTCTTTGCTGGCGTAATCGTAGAACCTCTTCTTCAAGTTCCTTGATACGTTTTTGTAATGCCGGAATCGGGGCTATGATATTCATCTGGTAAATTTCCTCGCAAGATACGTTATTTCTTCTTCACAAAGTTCATCGAGGTCGTTAGATACAAATCCTCTGGAGAATGTTCTGCTAAATTTTAAACCAGCTTTATCATTATCCCCAGCGCACACCCAATCATACGGCAGAAGTGACATTTGCCGCCGTAGGTCAGTTGGTATATTCGACCCAAGTGCGCTTACGGCATTGAACCCGCAATTCATCAAAGCAACAGCTTTAAATATGCTTTCGGTAACAAATACTGTCCCACTTTCAGGAAGGTACTCCAACCCCCATAAACACGGCCTTGTTGTTCGGGTAAAGTACCGCGCGTCTTTAGGGTTTTTACAGTTCTTTTCAGCATGTGGCTTGTAATGCTGGTATCCTCGTAGCCTACCGTCAAAACCCCACAAGTAGAATGTAGCAACGCCAGGGGCTAAGACTACCTGGAGACGGTCTGCGTCAAAACCTCGTGACAGCAGATGCGCCTTAAGTAGTAACTCCTCGCCATCCATCATTTCTTACCTCGTCTCTTCATGTAATTAAGCAACTCTTCCTGTACCGATTTCTTCTCGTCAGTACGTGTGGCAACAACCTCGTCCAGCGTGTCTTTAGCGACGATGTGATAGAGGAACACCGGTCGCTCGTGCCCCGCTTGTTTCTGGCGGACCGGGCCTATACGCTCAACAACCTGCAAATAGTGCTCAAGGTTCCAGCCTTGCGAGATGAACGCCAGATGATGACCCCCGTCCTGTAAATTCAAACCATGCCCGGCTGACGCAGGATGCACGCATAAAATCTCGATTTCCCCACGGTTCCACGCTTCCATCTGCTTATTACCCTTCGCACCTTTGGCAAATGCCTGGGCCTGCGGGAATCGCTTAAGGATGCGCTCCAGTTCGTGCTTGAACTGATAGGCCACCAGTAACGGCGCGCCCTGTAACTCTTCCACAATGGACTCCAGTGCGTCCAGTTTCGTGTCGTGCACTTTCTCCCAGTCTTTGGTTGCTTCGCCGTCAGGGCCCGAAACATACACGGCACCGGAGGCAATCTGCAGACACTTCGACGTCTTCGCCGCAGCGTTAGCCGCTTCAACTTCTCCGCTTTCCAGTTCCGCGAATAGCTTCTCCTCCATATCGATGTACGCCTGACGTGCTTTCTTCGGCAGGTCGATTTCAACCGGCACGATAACAGGCGCTTCACAACCGAACCACTCGGCGGCGTCAATCGTCAGACTGATGTCCTTCATCTTCTGGTGAATCTCGTTATCTGCACCAGGGCGGGCGTGATATTCACGTGCCATCGCAGATTTTCCTTTCTGTACCGAATTAAACCAGCGGTCGGTGAATGCTGTATACGACGAACCTAGGCGCTCGCCAGCGTCGATAAACCAGTTCTGGCCCCACAAATCCTTGAGGCCGTTTGGTGACGGTGTACCAGTCAGGTTAATAAAACGCTTAACCCTTCCGAAAGCCACTTTACTAAGCGCCTTTGCACGCTTGCTACCACCTGAACGGCTGCGGAATGATTTAAGCTTCGTGCTTTCATCTGCAACGATAACCGTAAAAGGCCAGTCGTCTTTGCCGTAGTAGTCAATCAGCCACTCGATAACCTCATAGTTCGTGCAAACCACGTTAGCATCTGACTCCAGCGCCGCGATGCGGCGCTTCTCTGAACCAGTCGCATCTACAACACGCAGACATGGGAATTGCCATTTCTCTTGCTCTGCAGGCCACGTACCAGACGCAACCCGCAGCGGGGCGAGGATTAACACGCGGTCGTCATCATTAAGTTGGCCGTTTCGGAACAGTCGGTTTAATGCCCACAGTACGCTGCCAGTCTTCCCAGCGCCCATGCTTGCCCATATGTTGCAGCGATGGTGCCGCAGCATGAACGAAGTCATGAGCTTTTGGTACTCACGCCTTTGAAACTTACTCATTTACCGCCCCCATGAATGCCTTTATAAATTCAGCAGCTACTTGCGGGACGATGGCATTGCCGTAACCGCGCAATCGTCCCACTCTGGCGGGTATCCCATCAGCCAGCGGGAATGTGCCGGGTTCAACTGGCCTGAATTTTCCATCCCGGCATCCGAGCCAGTCTGCCTCTGACCAGAAGCCGTGATGCGGATTGGTCGCGATATTTTCAGTCCCTGCTCCGTTGAGTAGTCCAGCCTGTCGAAAGTCCGGTCCTTTCCGTCCTTGCGAATCACTGTCTCTCCGCTCCCTCTGTAATCGTTCGCGGTCGGCGTCGCCCATGCCGTCATCGCGGCGGCCCACCCCAGTTTGTTCGGTTTCGTCCTGCCGTCTGTGCTGCGCATGTTCACGTCGTTTGTTATCAGTGATACTGCTGGCGTGGGCCAATCTATGCGCGCCGAAGAAAAGTCGGTCGCGTTTGTGCGGTGCGCCGACGCTACAAGCTGGGAGTACGGCAAACCCGACGGCGTAGTTTTCTCCTTCCAGGTGAGTTTGTAAATCGCACATCCACGATTTTGCAATTGCTGGCGCAACCTGCTCCCCAAAGAGGACTGGAGGGCGGCACTCGCTGATGAGGTCGAGGAACACAGGTGCGAGGTGTCTCGGGTCGAACTGTCCGAGTTGCTTTCCCGCTGCGCTAAACGGTTGGCAAGGCGGGCTTCCCGTCCAGAGAGGCGCATCTTCCGGAACTCCCGCAAGTCTGAGCGCGAGAGGCCAGCCGCCGATACCAGCGAAAAAATGACACTGGGTGAATCCGTCGAGGTCTTCTGGCTTAACTTCAGTAATGCTTCTTTCATCTACAACTCCAAAAGGTATGTGACCCTGTTTTATTAATTCACGCAGCCACGCGGCTGCGCCTTTATCCCATTCGTTGTAATAGTTCATTTTGCCACCAGAACTAACTCTTTACGCCCGAACGCCGTAACGTTACCGGTTACATCTTCGATAACCAGTTTACCGTTCGACTCGACGTACACCGTATCAACGGCAACAGGCCGACGGGTCTTAACGTTGAAAATCATGTCGCCAGGTACGATGTCACGTGCTGGTTTGCGGTCATATTCGTGTTTCATTTCTCAATTCCTTATATTGTTGGTGTAGGACTAACTATAATAGTTCGCTATTAGGGCGTCAACCTGTTTAAACGAACCAACGACAAAAACATTAGCACCACGCTTACGCATCCGCTCGTGCTCCCGTAACTGGTGTGGATCCGGCTTCGTGCTTTCGTCTTTCTTTATCTCGACGAACCAGATGACGCCGCCGGGGAGAATTACCAGCAGGTCAGGGGCGCCGGAACGTCCTTCGTAGGAAAGTTTACGAACGAGGCCACCAATGGCCTCGAATCGGTCTTTTGCGTATTTCTGTATTTTGCCCTCAGGCGTACTCATCCACACACCCCTCACGTTTCGTATGCGCAATACCACAGCGCGGACAGATCCGGCGGTCTTCTTCGTAGAACCAGTAAATTTTCATTCCAGCACCCACAGATAAATTGTTACTAACATACCTAATACGGCAACCATCATGCCGTATTGACCCTCGTGACAGTAGACACCGGCGGCGAATCCCGCCAGTACCGCAATAATCAGTTTACTTGGCATATCGCTTCATCTCCGCACCTTCAGCTACAAGAGGGAACCCCTCCGCCCATTCCGGCAATTCGCACATCAACCGCTCAAGCTCTGCTACATTGTATTCCGGTGAATCTGGTGTCTCGCAGATAATCTCATCGTGTACGTGAAGTACAATCGGGTAGCCGTTTGCTTCTACGTTCAGCAGGGCATTAGCCAGCAAATCACGGCACAATGCCTGAGTGCAGTTTTCCACCAGTTTACCCGAGTAGGTGTACTGGAACCCCCACTGACGGGTTAGCTGATTTTCGCCCTGGTACTTAATGCGCACGTTAGTAGACACCTTCCCGTCTCCATCTGTTTCTTTCGACACGCTCAACCCGACGCCCGGATAAGACATAACGCGACCCGACGGCAACGTCATGCGCAACCACCAACCAGCGACTTTGTTGCCGTTGTTGTCCGTTTCTACGTTACGCGAAAACTTAACACCCCGCGGTCCCGCAGTGAACTCTTTACCTGGATTGCGGATAGCTGCCATAGCGGCGTCTTCAATATCCCGCCAGAACGCTACTGTTTCCGGGTGGGACTCGCGCCACATGCGCTTGATAGCGTCACAGGTACGCCACACTTTCTTATCAAGAATATACGATGGTCGGTCATCCTTTTCACCTGGCCGCGGAGGTCGCTTGGCTTCCTGAATACGTGCCCATTCATAGCCGCGTGCAGTAGCGGCCCATATATGGTCGGGGAATGTCCCGTCCATTGTTTTTGCCATATCAACCAGGTTTAAGCCGAGGTTCTTAGCAAACTGAACGAAAGCACCGACACCACCAGCATAGCCAAGGCCCAATTCACATGCTTTACCTATCTGGCGTAGGTCACTACGGCTTTCGAGAATGTAATCAGGGTCCATGCCGAACATCTTACCCGCGGTTACACAGTAAATATCCAATCCCGCACGGAAGGTATCGAGAGCGGTTTCTTCTCCCGCCAGCCATGCCAACCCGCGACCTTCAACGTTAGAGTAATCAGCTACGACAAACTTACGCCCGGCTTCCGGTATGATGCAGCTACGCACCGTCGATGCCGTTAGCTTGGCTACATCGAAACGGCGATGCGCGCGGCCTTTAAACAACAGGTCGATTCCGTAGGACAATGGGTGTGTTACTCTCCACCAGTCCTTCTCTGACATCCAGTCATAACGTACTTTCTTCTTTTTATTCTTCGGGTCGTCATGATAGTACCCGCGCGCCAGGTTCTGTGGCTGGAAGCCTTTACCCGCGAACCGTAACGTACGCTTTGCCCCACCGTACTGGATACAACCGCGGCGTCGGTCGTCCGACGAGCGGCCTAACAGCAGCGGGTTATATTTCGTGGACGCTGTTGACGCGGCCCCGAGGCGCATTTCGATAATCGTGCGGGCGTCGTCAGGTAAATCATCATCGGCCAGCAGGTCATTCAGCGTCGACTTCTGTGCGTTGTGTATGCGGTGTGCGGGGGCCAGTTCACGTAGAATAGGCAGAAAGTCCTTACCGGTAAGCGAGCCGCCGTATTTACGTTGAGCTTCTTCCTGTAACTGTGCCTTGTGCTTCTCTACGGCTTCAATCGCGGCTTCCGCCAGTGCGACGTCAACCTTAAATCCGCGGTCGTTGATTAACTGGTCAAGTTCCAGTACACGGTCTTCGAACTCGGAGTTACCCCAACGCGGCAGCTTATGGAAGACTTCACGCATCGCAGTGATGTCGCTCACGGCGTACCTGATGAACATCGCCCACTCGTCAGGGTGAGTTTCTGCGGTGTAGCGGCGGATTTTGTAGTTCTTCGGCGTCGGTTTAGAGAAACGCTTAATCAGAGCCTTGCCGCGTTTATCTTTCGCGTTGTCGGCGGATACACCCAGCACTTCGCACAGCGCATCAAGAGAACCCGGTAGCGCGTGACGAAACGCCCAAATCATAGTATCAATGGTGTTGCTTACCGGAATATCAAAGCCCCAGCAGTGCTTCATGATGAGCCTATCGAAAAGTCCACCGTTGTGCCATACCATCTTAATGCGACTGTTTGGCTTAACCAGACGGCGTAGAGCGCGGTGTAAATCCACGGGCATATCACTGCCGTCGGTGCAATCCCATACCTGTACAGGCTCGTCGTCAAAAGCGTAGGTACAGATAAGCACTTCGGTAGTTGGATGCTCGGCGTAAGCATAGGAGCCGACTTTCTTCAAATCGGCTTCGGAGAATGTTTCAAAGTCTAAGTAAAGCAATGTGTTCATAGTCTGTACCACGTCTGATAGTCTGCTTCTGTGAGATGGTCGTCGCGATCTTGTTTCTTGTTTTTACCGCGTTCTATGATTTCTGCCCAAGTCCGGTCTGGGTCTGTGTCTTCTATTAAATGTTTATGCTCCTCGCATGCATAGTGTTTATACCAGTCTCGTACACCGTAAGCTGGAGGGTATTTAGTCATCCAAATTGCTCTAACTTTTTTACCTTCTGCCTTACAAAATTTGCAGTATGTGATGCGTCTGTATCTCTTAAGTTCCGCTGCCATTATTTTCGACCCTTAGTAAAAAGGCCCAATGAAGGGCCTTAGTTAAATTGATTCAGATATTAGCGGCGGCGACGTTCGCGGCGCGGTGCTTCATCTTCTTCTTCGTCGTCTTCCAGGTCATTGACGCTCGCAGCGACTTTAGAACCGCCGAACGCTTTGCCTTCGCCAACGTATTTAATCGCCAGCAGGTTAACGCCGAGGACTTTATATTTCTGGCTGAACCAGATTTCTACGCTTACGTTAGCAACGCAGCCGCTGTAAACCTGTTCACCTTCAATCTGTTCACCGTCTACATTGAAGTCCTGCTCTACCTGAGTCTCGCCTTTTTTAGAGGTTACAATCAGCGGTTGTTTCTGTGCCTTCGCTTTGAAGTAGAAGCCTTCCGGGAAGTCTTCAAACGGATTGTCGCGCTCGGCAATGTCTTTAATCGCGCATTTATCCATGTGCTTACCTTCACCGTAGTTGGACTTCATCCATTTCTCGGCAGCGGCTGCGCCTAACGCTTCTTCAACTACAGCGTAAACGGTGTCGTAGAGCGCATCGATTTGCGCATGGTCAGACGGCAGGATAATCGTTGCGCTGTACTGACCTTTAGTGATTGATCCATCGTCGTTTTCACGGTCTTTTTCGCGTTCGAATACGTTAACCCAGGCAGTGTTTACTTTACGCAGATTTAATTTCAGTCCCATTTGATTTCTCGCTTTTCAGTTTCAGTTTCAGTTTACTCCGGGATCTGCCCGGCCAGTGATTAGAACTATAATAGCTAACTATTCATGTGTCAAATAAAATTTTGCAATAGGGATTATGTTCTCGAAATTAAGCATATTGGCCGGTTCGAACTCATCCTCTACAGGGTAGTATCGCATCATGGTACCGTTCAAGAACGTGAACGATTCCGAGTGTAGATACCCATCCCAGCGCCATACCATCAAAAAATCTTTATCAGTCGGCATTTCATTTACTTGAATCATTCTAAATCCTCCTCTGTAACTTGATTCCACTCAGGACGTTTGTCATCCGCCGTTGCGACGCATGGCGCACCGGGCTTACGGGTAATGAAGTCTTTCAGTTCTTCTTCCGGTACAATTTTAACCGCTTCGGTCGGTGTCATAAGAACTACCTTTTGCAGCATAGTACCGTACTTCTCGAATACTGCATCGGTATCTTTCCACGCACGATTACCCGGGCGTCCTTCAACCAACTTGTAACCAGGAACTTTCTTACCTGAATGCAACGCGGCCGCCATAGCTTTCTCAACCTTGTCGATGTGCTGGCGCAACAGCGGCAACTTCTCATACTCAGCTACGAGTTGCTCCGGCGTCAGTTCCAGCACAAAGTCGTCTTCCAGTTCTTCCGCCAGTACAGAATTAACCGTCTTTGTACGCGCAGCGCATTGTTCAGAGAACCGGCACCACTGACAACCATCTACCGATGGCTTGAAGTCCGACGCTTTCAGGTTCTTCTTGCCACGGAAATACGCATCAAGCGCTAACAGCGCGCGTTTCTGTGCGAACTTAGCGAACAGTTCCAGTCCTTCAACCGAGATGTCCCACTCTGTCGCACCCCCAGCGTAAGGCTGGAAGATGACCAGACGAACGGTTGTTATGTTATAACGTCTCTTGAGTCGACGATAAACACCGAGAGCGTAAAGCATAAGCTGCTTGTTTTCTTTCGCTTCGACGCGATGCCGCCCGGTTTTCAGGTCGCCGATAATGAGCATGTGCTCGTCGGTGTTTGCCAGTTCCTGGACAGCAACGAGGTCAGCGGTTCCGAACGTCTCAACGCCTTCATACCCCGGATGCAATACCTCAGTAAGATTAACACGCATTTCCAGCTTGGCGTAAGTCGCTATATCGATAATCGCCTTGCAGTAGTCGGTGTACTTGCGCACCTGCTCAATCATGTCCGCCGTAATCAGTACCGCGCCTTTCATCGGGCTGATTAGTGCCTTAATCTGGCCTTTGCCTTCATCCAGCACGTAAGCACCGACTTCACGCTCTAACGGCAGCGCAGTTCCGCGAATATAAGCGTTGAGATGGACCTCAGCTATGGTGTGCATTGCCGTGCCTAATACAGCGGCTTTACCTGGCGTGTTAGGGATATCTTTTTCACAGGCCAGTGATGCCGCGCAACTTAGCCACTTTTTAGCCCCTGACGGCGACAGTAAGGCATGTACATCGTTATTGCCGCCGCGTTCTTTAAGAATCATCGTAAACTCTCCAAATACAAGTTTAATGCCTGTAACTGTTCTTCTGTAGGAATGAAAGAATCATCGCGATGTAAGTCGCTTAACTGTTGCAACATTCCTGCGAACTGACGTCTTGCGTCAACAGCGTCCATGTGATGCTTTTCACTTTTATATATTAATGTTTTCGGGTAATCCTCAAGCCTGCCAGACGATTTATTCACGCGGAGCGCACGAGCTTCATGCACAATGTGAATGTACTTTTTGCCGTTTTGTAACACAGTAGCTACGCCGCTGCTCTTTCTGCGGTCGCCGACTGTGTAAACCTTGTCGCCACTACGCAGATTAAGCCACCATTTATCGGTCATACCCTGTTCTCCCACTGGTCAATTAAATGTCGTGTCTGGTGCTGGCAGTGCATGGCCCAGCTATACATCGACTCGAAGACATAAAAGTCAGGCTTGGCAAAAGTCGTGCGCTTAATCTGCGACACGTGACGGCCTATATCTTTGGGCCTGGGTACTTTGCCTAAGTACGCCATCTCTTCCATCTGGTGCGCACCGGAAGGAGCGCGCAATAGCCATAGAGCCTCCGTGTTATCCCGTCGGTCAATACCTCGGTAGAGTTGGTAAATCATATTACGACCCTCTGTTAAAGCGGCCCGAAGGCCGCGGGATAGTTATTCTTCTTCGAAATACTTGTTCTTGATTGCCGTCAGGCGTTCAAGGTACTCGGGCAGGTCTTCATCTTTAATCGCGGCAATCTTCATTTTCTTACCGGTGAACTCCTCCAGCAGTTCATCGGAATCGTCGCACGCAGCATCGCTAGGACCTTCGTTAATTGCATCGTCGATAGCCTGAATCTGGTCACGAAGAGACTGGTAATCGACCTCTTCTTTCTCTTCTTCTGGTTCTGGAGTCGGCTCCTCTACTTTAGCTTTACGCGGCTTGCGTTTCGGCTTCTCTTCTTCTTCTGCTGGTTTAGCGTCAACGATGTCTTCACCTTCAACAGGGATTTCTTTTGTTGCTTCTTTTTCGCACTCAGCTACCGCTTCTTTGGTATACACTACCGTCTCTACTTCTAACGGCGCTGCAACTTGTGCTGACTGTTTCGCACTGTTCGCAGCAATCAGTTCATGTGCAACTACGAAACGTTCCAGTAATTTTAAGAATTGTTCTAACATTTGTTTCTCCTGTTTATTTAGGTTACTCGCCGTCGCCTTCTGTAAGGCTATCGTCTATTAATTCAAATTTACCGTTTGAGTGTTGGATAGCTTCTTGCCCGCAATGGTCGCAAACCACCAGTTTATCGAATCCGTCAAACTCGTCCCCGACTACGCAAGAAAGTACAAATTTATGTTTTGTACATACTTCTTGCGGTGCGCCGAAAATTGCGTGAAAACATTTAGTTATAGCTCCAGTGATTATGTTCATATCTTCACCTCTCGTTTGGTATGGGTTAACTATAATAGCGAACTATTCACATGTCAATGGGCTTTTCTAAAATAATTAATATGGTACTATTCACATATCAACTAACTAAGGAGTAGCTGACATGCAACCATCTGAACTAGGCATTCGTGTAGAACAACGCCGTAAAGAACTCGGCATCTCCCAGCGCCGTCTGGCGGTCCTGACCGGCGTTTCCCAGGGCGCAATTAACCAGCTGGCTCTCGGTGTAACTCAGGACGTCCGCCCGGCAACGTTGTTTAAACTGGCGGAAGTGCTGGAAGTAGACGCTAAGTGGCTGGCGTTCGGTGAAGGGGCTTGACGCCCCTTTCTTTTTATTGCACCTTTATCGGGTATCTTTTGCGAAACTTACCTAACCCGCAGTACACGCTGTAAGCCTCTGTGTAACTGAACACAACATGATACCCGCGCCCATAAGGAACTACGTTAAGAACTTCTACTACTTCGCCTCTGTGGTTGGTGTATTTATTACCTTTCAGTTCGTCGCTTACTTCTTTAAATTTACCGCTCATTCCAAATCCTCCTCTGTCACTGTCAACATTTCATTCGGTTCGTATATTGTCTTTGGAATCTTGTTATCGTTTATGCCCCACGGCAGTCGATATTGCTTAGGTATAGGCCTGTTGTTGTTATCCAGCCCAGAGACGATAACTCCCGCCTCGTGCATCTCTTCCAGTTTCTTTCGAAGGTCGTTATTAGCGTTAATTGGTACGCCGTAACTATCCTCTTTCGCGGCTTTGACGATAGCGGACATAGAAAACCCGCGCTTGTCGTCGCCCTGCTCCTGCAATTTACCCAACGCGTAAATAACCGTAGCCTCTTTGGTGTCCAGTTTCTCGAACTGACCTACCTTTTCTTTAACGGCTTCCTTCTGTTCGTCGGTCATACCTTCTACTTTCTTCACGAAGACAGAGAAGGCGTTAAAGTTAACAAAGACATCGATGTGCGGATTTCCCGCGTCAAAATCTCGTACATCGTCACTACTATACCCTTCCGGAAGCCCCATGAAGTTGTGAGTTGGTTCTTTCTTTTCCGGTGGCTCCGCTATCTGAATCTTCTGTATTACGAATCCTCTGGCTTTCTGCCGTTCTCCGTTTCGGTTCTTTATGTGATACAGGTTTATCTCTAAGTTATTGTCGTTGTCCGGCTTATGCAGGAACATCCCATTATCAATGGAGTTGTGAAAGTCGCTTCCACCCTTCGGCATCATGCCGTTTTCAGACGGCACAGTTTCGTCGATGTTTTTAGTCGGGTGCACCATAGCGCCGACCGCGGCGTTAAGCGTCGACGCTATTTCGTTAAGCGCCTGCGCCGCTTCTTTCATCGACCTGTTGTCGTTCTCGTCGAAGCCAGGTATGCAAGTTTGTAGGGTATCAAACGTAACCTTTACAATTTTCTCTTCACCGGCAACACGGCGCATCATTCTTACTGCCCGGCGGCGCCACACCTCATCGAGTAAGTTACACCCATCCGCAACACAATCGATAATGTGCAAGCGGTCAAGGTTGTCACCGAGGGCGATTTGCAAAGACTTTTTATGACGCTCGAACGACTGTGCACCTTCACCGGCGAAAATGAACGCATGTCCTTCCGCGACCTCCGCCCCACCGAACGCATATCTTTTTTCGGAGGCAATAGCGGCGTCAATCGCCATGCTAAATGTTGACTTACCGGTGTGGGACTTTGCGCAAATGTAGAATGATTCGTTAGTCTGCATAAGGCCGTCTACGACGGAGTAAGCAGGTTCTTTTTCAACTTCCGGCTCGTCTTCGAGGTCTTCCAGCGTGCAAGTTACAGGCTCCTCGTTCTCTGTGCGATGCAGTTCTTCAACCTCTTCGTCCGGTAAATCAGGCAAAGCCGCACGAATGCTGTTAATACTGATAGGTTGCTTGTCTACGTTAAGCTCGTCCGGAAGGCCGCACATACGCAGGGCTAGATGTTGCCGGCGGTTAAGCTCGGTACAAGCGCCATTGTTTGTGTGCTGGCAGACAAAGCGCACTTCTTTACCGTCAAGCATGATGCTGGTGGAGCCTTTACCGGTGTGCAGGTGTTCGTTAGGGCAGGGCACTTCGTACCCGCGCCCGGAAGATAAAGCGTCAAGTCCAAGCTCCGCTTCGCAGAAATGCGCTATATCTGCGTTAAGCCCATGCTCATCAGCGGCAAGTGTCTTAGCTTCACGTTTACGCAACCCCATCTCTTCGGCTTTCTTGATGTACCGCTCCGCACGGATAACACGCCCTTCTGTAACCGTTATCTTCGACTCTCTATGCGGCAGGTAGATAAGGCGGTTGCCGTCTTCTGTGCAGTGGTCACGCAATGCCTCGTCTATTTCTAACTCTGCACAAATAGCCCGTTGCACCATCCACGCATCGTTAGAGTTAAACGGCGTGCGAGCCGGAACCAGAACGCGGAAGGCGTAATCACCGTTTTTACACGCGTGCTGATGGGATGCCGTTGTGTGTAGAATATTGAAGAACGGCGCGTTCTTGAATTTGCGGGTAAGGTCGCGGTACTGAGTACGGTTGAGATGGTCGAAGTCAAACTTAACCACACTGTCTTCCAGAATCGCGTTTTTACGGCGACCCCCAACGGGGGCGATAGCCTTCTGCTTAATCTTGGCAGCGTCGTACTCTTCCTTAGTCCATGACGGGTCTACGGACAGACGCTTCGATGTATCGCAGACATATTCTACGAACTGCTCCAGCGGCATTTCACGCGCTACAGGGTTTTTATCGAATGTGTTGCGCAGCGTTGCAAAAACAATATTCATTTCTTTTTCTCCGCACGTTCTAAGGCTTCCTGCATACGACGCATTGCGCGGTTCATCTTTACCGGTGCGAAGAAATCAGCGCCATGTTTCTGGCGGCGTAGCTGTGGAACTATTAACTTCGACATTGTATAATCCTTGTGCTTACTTTGATGATTTGTGCTTTAGCCCCGACGTTCTAGCGTTGGGGTTTCTTTTGCCTACGTGCCGCATTAATCCACTCTCCTTCGCTCTGGTAGAAACTGCAATCAAGAATATCCTCTATAGAAAATTTAACTATTTTAGTGGGTCCACAAAAGTTATAAGGGAAAAGTTCTACATAACACCCATCGTCGGTTATATTTGACGCAATCTTGAAATAATATTTAATGCTGTCGTCTTCACGGAAGCTACAACCCATACGCCCAATCATTTCACGTTCTCCTTAATCCACGCTTCAACTTTATTACGGTCAAATGTTCCTGGTAAACGGCGCCCCATAACTTTAATACAGCAGTCAGGGAATTTACCACTGCGTAACCAGTTATTAATTGTCTGACGTGTTACCCCGATACGTTCTGCTACTTCATTCTGGGTCATGTAATGTTGCATTTTCATATCTCCTGTTTGTTTGGTGAAAACGAGTATAGGATAGCGGGAATGTAAAAGCAACTAAAACACCACACAAAGTTACTAAGATACAAAAGATGCTACTGGTATTGACTTTTACTAAAAAATATGGTAAGCTCAGCCTGAGCTTGTGAAGTATGAACAAGCGACCGCGGCGCGCGGCAGGCGAAACGAGCACGTGTAGCGTGTGGAGTGAGGCTCGCTAGCGCGTTTGGGAGGCCCAAAGTCTATTGTAAATCCCACCTAAATATCTAAGTTACTGATTTGCCGTAGGTCAGAACCGCAAGCTCACTCACTCACTCACTCACTCACTCTTGGTGCCTTCGGCACCACGTTCGTTTCGTTTCGCTCGCCATCCCATTAAACGAAAGAATCACAACGGCAACGTAACTATTCTCTTGCACACCCCAACATAATAGGATACTATTCACTTATCGAAACGAGACAGAGGAGTGAGGGTTATGTTTAAGAAGGGTCAGTTGGTTAAAACTAAACGCGGAGGGCAATATGTATTAGTGTTGCAGGACGAGAGCGAGTATGACGAGGATAATCTGGTTGACGTATGGGGTCTGGTAAGAAAGAAAACTGGGTTCGCCTCACGCGATAATTTAGAACTCATCGGCAACAATTTTAAATTCAAAGGGGTGAAGTGATGATTAAGGTGGAGATTAAATCGAAAGAGACAAAACAAACTGTAGCCAGTAAAGAATTCAACAGTGAATCCGAAATAGGTCCCTGGTTAAAACAGTACGTACATTTGCAGACGGTTTATATCATTCTGACGAAGGCAAGTGGCGTTACCGTTTTACTAGAACCGGCATCGAATAATGATGCTTGTGCCGACGACTCTGAGGGAGGTTGCCGTGGATAATATTTTAATTGTCAGCGCTGTTTATGCGGGGTGGAGGTTGATATGAGTCCATATAATGAATTCCGCTTACGCCGTCTTGTTGGTGGGCTGCGCGCCGCCGAGTTTGGCGTTGAATGTCGGGAAAAGGCGAAGTACACCCCATGGAAGTCGTGGAATTTGGCCCACGCTAAGGCGGTAGCGCAGTACCGGGAGTACAAGTTAAATAGTTTCCTAAAGCACCACGGGGTAGAGCTATGAGAGAAGCATTCGAACGGTGGGCCGTCGTCGAGGGTCTGCCGGTTAACAAGGGTTCGAAGAAAGAGTACCTGAACATTAAGACGCGTCTCGCGTGGCGGGCGTGGAAAGCTGGTGTGCAAACTGTGATGAATACGAGGTGAGATATGAGCGAGTGGATTAAGTGTAGCGAGCGGATGCCGGAGCCTTATGAATACGTTCTTGTAACTGATGGTTTTGTCGGTTGTGAGGTTATGCGTGTTAATTCAGATGGCTACTGGGGACCAGCGAAGAGTTTATATCACGGTGATATCTCCCACTGGATGCCCTTACCTGAGCCACCGGCGCCGGTGTAACAGGGGGTATAACAGGTCAATAGGTTACTATTTTACTGAGTGACTTACGCTGCTACACAGCAGCGTATCATTTTTCTCATTTTTGTTCTATTTCACCAAACGCAACAATCGAAGCGACTATTGCAGGAGATGCAACAATACAGGCACCAATAAAATTTACTTGCACACTAAGATAGAATAGGCTACTATTCATTTACACCAACGAGTGGAGAGATGGAAGATGACGTTTAAAGAAGCGGTATCATACGGGTACTTAAGACGTAGAGGAAATTATAAAGGTGCTCCGTGGGTGTGCAATGGGCGCCAGTTCGATACCTGGAAAGAGGCACTGGCGGAAGCCAATGAAATGTTAAAAAGAGACTGGGAGCAACAGAAAAATGGACAGTAAAAACGAAGTATTCGAGTACCTGATTGACCAACTACGTCAGCAGGTAAATAACAACCAGTGCGAAGACCTGGCGCAAGAGGTGCAGTCGCTTAAGAATCGGTTACGTGACGCGTCGGCGCAGATTAAGGAGTTGCATAAAGAGCTTGAGTATATTGGGGGCGAGTACAGACGAGCACTTGATTACGATCTTAGCGATGCACCTAAGCAATCTGGTTGCCGTAAGGGATACACCCAGAAATCATGCTGGATTGAGTGGTCAGGAGGAGCTTGCCCTGTGCCACGCGGAACACTTGTCGATGTTATTTACCGCGACGGGGAAACCTTATGTGGCTTGCCTGCTGATGAGCTTAACGACACGGAAAGAGATGCTAGCGTCTGCTTTTGGCGACACAATGGTATGTCTAATGACATAGTTCGTTACCGTAAGGCCGTGCGCCAATGACCAGCATCTTATTTATCTGGGTATTGTCCGCAGGCCAGATGCAACTAGCGGCATCAGAAACGTTCTACTCGATGGAGGCGTGCCAGTCAGCGGCACGCGCCGCAGAGAACGCGCACTTCCTGTTTCAGGGCGACAAGCCCAACGATTCAGAGGTACGCGCTATCTGCTCACCTAAGCGACTTGGTAAACAGGGGAAATAACATGGTACAGAGATATGGCTACAACCCGATGTTCGGGTTTACTCCTGATGTTGAAGGCGGGTTAGTGCTTTACGAAGATTACGCGAAACTCGAAGCCGAGTTACAGAAATACAAGGACCAGTTCCTCGATTACGTCGAGTGCGCGAACTGTGGGTCAATTACACATGTGGAAGGGGTGGAGTGAAGATGACGAGTAGAGAACGGTTTGAAAAGTGGTTTAATAGAAGAAGCAACTGGAAAATAACTCCATCAATGAGAAAGAAGGATGGATATATTGGCAACCCATCTGCGCAAAGCAAATGGGAAGTGTGGAAGGCGTCACGCGAAGAAATTGAGATTCAAGCGTGTCCGTGCCCAAACGACCATGGCCCGTATGTTGATGACCATTATCGCGAGCAAATTAATAACGCAGGCCTAAAGTTGAAAAAATGATTATCCAACTGAACGACATCATGAAAGCCGATATCATTCAGCTTGAAGATTACGGCATACAACTCGCGGAGATTCTCGGTATATGAGCCTCGCAACTGACATCCTGAAACGAAGCGGCCTTGCGCCGCTGTCACCGAGAGCGAAGACGAGTATATACAAGCGCCGAGGTAACGCGCTGTACCCAGAGATTCAGGCCAGACGTAAAGCTATCCGCGCCTGTGGATTCCAGAACGGGAAGGCTGTGAATCTCGGTGAGTTTAAAACGCAGGAGCGCGCAGCTATTGCTAATCGGTTATTTAATTACTGGAAATCGCTGGGATACGATGATATTCCGACTAAACCGCAGAGACGACAATACATCTGGCGTCATAAATAAACCGTTATTAGGATAATTCCTACCCGTGGTATCCTCCAGTTACTGCATACTTAATACGCACCTGGAGGATTCATCTTGGATAAATTTACTGAAACAGTGACAGGCTGGCTTCTCGCTGCCGCACTGGTCGGTGGATTGGTCGGACTAAGACAACATAAAAAGTCTATATCCGGGCCGATTGACGGACTGGTATTTCTTCTCACCGGCTTCGCGTGTGCCATTTTCGGTGCACCTCTTGCTGCTCAATGGTTCGGTATTACCGGTGAGCGCGAGATAGCTGGCCTCGGATTCATCATTGCCATTCTCTGGATGCCTATCTATTCCCGCCTTTCTGGCATCGTATCGGGCGGCGATATTGCCCGCCCAGGAGGACCGCATGACTGAGCTATTCTGGTTTGTCGTAATGCTTTCAATTGGCGCTTCGTCCCTGTTCAACGTGTATAACGAACACGTGGACGACGGGCTGTTCGGGCGTGTGCTTTATATTCTGACTGCTATTGTCTGCGCCGCCGGATGTATCCACCTGTTACAGGGCAGCATGTCACCGACGCTGCCTGAGACATTAATCACATTAGTTGCGCTGCGTCAGATTCGTCAGGCGTGGCTGTCGTACGGAGGGCATAAGCGTGTCTCGAAACATTTCAGATAATGGGTTGCATTTCACCGCAGCATTTGAGGGATTCCGCGGAACCGCGTATCGCGCTACACCGAACGAGAAGTACCTTACGATTGGGTATGGTCACTACGGGCCGGACGTTAAGGCGGGGCAGACCATCACACCGGGACAAGGACTCCTGTTACTGAATCGTGATATGGCTAAGGCTGTAGCCGCAGTTGATGCGGCAGCACACCATTCGCTTACACAGGCACAGTTCGACGCAGTGTGCGACCTGGTGTATAACGCTGGTGCCGGTGTGATTGCGGCTACTACTGGCACAGGTAAGGCACTGCGTTCTGGTGACGTCACGACTCTGCGGGCTAAGCTGGCGCTGTTCATCAACCAGAACGGCAAACCGATACTTGGACTGCGTCGTCGTACCGCCGGTCGTCTGGCGCTGTTCGACGGTAAACCGTGGCAGGAGGCGGAGGCTATCGGGAGGGCTGTTAGATGATGGAAGAAAACTGGGACGTATAGTAAACTTACTCCCACGCTGCTTGTGCTTGCACCACCCGAAACCCGGACCGCGAATCCGGGTTTTATTTTACCAATTGACACCTAAGACTAATCCGACGATACTTAAATCACCTCCTGTTCCATCCCTCTGCTCTCCAGTTTTATCCCGGCCCTGACCCAGCCGGGATTTTTTTTATCTATTTTCGGTAATGACTAGTTGACTATTACCCTCGACCCTATTATATTTACTCCATCGACAACGAGAACGGAGTAGAGAAGATGAGTAACGTACTGACAATCGCAATAACCGAGGAACTTGAAGCCAAATGTATCGCATGGACTATGGGTAATGACCCGGTTGCTATGCGTAAATTTCCAATGAAAATCACAGACATCGAAGCATTCAAAGATGCACAACTGATGGCACGCATCGCCGTTAGTAACCTGAGCAATAGCATCCCTGCGGACGCGTTCTGGTTCGCTGCAATGCAGACACTTAAAGCAGCATATGCAGGAGAGAAGAAATGAAAGTTAAAGCAGCTAAAATTCTCTGGTTACCCGCCCTTGACTATGTGACAGAGGGTAAAGTGTATGACGTATACAACCCGAAAACTACTGGTTTTGGTTATATAGTTGCCGATGACGGCTGTGATATTTACATAGACTTTGGTAGCGATGAAGGTGATGGTTTCCACGGCGTTAAATGGGAGATTGTCGAATGAGCGAACAAACACCAATCAGCCAACCGTTACGAGTAGGCCGTAAAGTCAGTCACATCCCGTTCCCGACACGCGAAGAACTGATGAAACGTAACAGTTTCCCGGGGCCGGACAAGAACAAGTATCTCAACCGCATGTGGGGAGAGCGTAAAAATGACTGACCGTGAATATGAAAAGATGATGGTAGAGGCCGTTAACGGCGGCGTAGACATTAGCCACGTGATGTGCGTCCTGAATAATAAAATCGCGGTAGCCGAGCAAATGGTGGAGTCGCTTTACGAGACGCGCCGTGAACTGATTAACCGCTTCAACCTGAACAAAGGTGACACCAATGCCTAAAATCACAATCGCATCTCTCGAGCGCCGTATTCTGGTGCTTGAGTCGGAGAAACAGACGTTAGGCGGGCAACTGTCGATTAACGGTGAGTTTCAGCTGGAGGCGTTCCGTATACTCCTCGGCGTTATGAAGCAGGAACCCAGCGCATACGCGGGAGTGTTCCTTGACGAGGAAGGTTCGCAGACACTAAGTTACTACGCTACCGAAGAAGAATTAGCGTTCGACGGCCCCGCGGTATCTATCCCGCTGTTCGATAACTGGATGGTGTACGACTATGACTAAAGCGCCTGAACCAGTAGTTATCGATGGCGTCCTGTGGAAGCCATACTCGGTTTACCACATCGACGCCGACGGGAAGAAGTTTAGCTTCTACATTTTTGCAATTAGCCGTGAGCACGCCGCTTGTGTGGTTGACGATATTCGAGAAACGGCGTGGCTTGGTGATGAGATAGCGGGGTGAGAGTATGAGTCTCGAGGTGGTTATCGGTCTGGTGGGTCTTAGTTACTTCATTGGGCTGTTGGTTGGGTTTCTGTGGGGTAAATACTAATGTTCAGTGACATTAACGCGGCAATCGAAGAAGCAATCTGGCGTCGCTACAACGGCGAGCAACAACGGCATTTCTGCCTGGTGCAACGCGGTAACATGATTGCCGTAGTGCAGGACCGCGATAACAAATATCCGAATGCGATGTGGACAACGAGGAATTTTTTAGGATGATTACCAGCATTCCGAACCTGATTAAAGAATTCGGCACGATGGCCGAGACATGCCGGCAAACCGGCATCAACGAAATGACGATTGCGAAGTACAGCAAAGACGTTGATTGCGAGCGCCACGTAATTTATAACAATCGTCTGATGACACATGTTAAGACAAGCCCGGTGTTATTCACGCGCCGAGGTATCACTAAAACTGAGCAACGCATTGCTAAAGGGGAGAGTGGGGAATGATTGAGATTTTGAGGGCTACGAATGTTGCTGGTGACCTGGTGTTTTGGCTGGCCTTTCTCGGTGTGCTGATAAAACAACCGACTCTGTTTAACAGTCTCCCTCGTTACCTGTGGTGGCCTATGTTTTTAGGCATGGGTGTATCAGGCGTGGCAGGCATCCTTTTGTGGTTTTTCAAATGAGACTACTAATCATCCCTAACGCCTGGGCCATTCCCGTAGCCAACGACCATTACGGCGGCGACGGTAAAAGAGCGCAACGACACGGCCTATACAACTGATACAAGCCCTCTACGGAGGGCTTTTCTGTACATCCCGCCCAATCCCCTTATATAATCTATTTAGACGCGTAGGGCGCGTCTGGTGCGCTCTGATGGTCAGACGCATATGCAAGGGGATTCTATGAAGCTGAAACTTAAGCAGCCATCGCCAGAGGTGGTGCAAGCTGCACATGAAGAAGCTGTTAGCGCAAACCGTCGCCGTAAACAACCGCGCGGTAAACAGAGCCTTTATCAATCATCCCGTAATTCCGCGGCGTTGTGGGACCCGGACTATTGCGACGAACTGATTCGTTTCTTCGACCGCACGTCATGGAAACTTGTGCCCACGTCCAAAGGTGACGAACGCCCGCTGATTCAGGATAAACCGCCATCACTGGCCCGCTTCGCCTTACACATCGGCGTCACTATCCCTATTATTAAGCTTTGGCTGCGTGAGATTCCCGCATTTGCAGAAGCCTGGGAGACAGCACAGGCGCTGGAAGAGGCATACTTCACTGAAACGGGGGCCGCGGGCATCTCTGCTACGTTTGCTGCCGCGAAACTGGGCCTGAATAAAACAGTTGTCGCCGAAGAAGTACGCGACGAGCCAATCAGCGAAGTAACAATTAAGGTGGTGTCCGGTGAACGTTAATATCACGGCA